GAGCCGATGAATATCCTAATGAAGACTATCCAGCAATCGCCGACGGCAAATACGCAGGGGTTATCGGGCACGGAGGCCTAGTGCTGACTAGGGTACCGGAAGAGATCGCAAGGTCAAGACAAGAGTATTTTGCACAGCAAGCTCAAGATCAAATGACCGCAATCGACAACGATCTTATGAAGGAACAGCATAAGGGAATGCCTATCGAAATCGATAGAAGTTCTCGTACGACCTTCGGTGGTAAGAAAAGTTAAAAATTTTAACCAATCAAACCAACGATTTAAATTAACCGTGACTGGAGGTCCGCAAGGACAGGTCACATAAGGAGACAACTATGGCAAATCAAAGCACTACTGGTTTCGGATTGAGACCAATTGCAAAGATAGGTCAGAACGACAACAACGCCGGTTTGAGTGAATGGTTAGTAGCATCAGGTTCTGCTGCTATGTACCATCACGATATGGTTATGTTGACTGCAGATGGAGTGATCTTAAGATCTTCTAACTCGTCAGCAAACAATATTGGTTCATTAAACGGTGTGTTCTACACTGACCCAACTACAAGTAAGCCTACTTGGTCTAACTATATGCCCAGCGTGGCAGCTAGTGATATTGTTGCATTCATTAACAGTGATCCGCAACAAATATTTGAGATCAGAAACGCTACAAGTACGTTGGCTCAAGCAGATGCCGGAGGAACTACTAAAATAGTTCTTGGTGCAGGTGCAACCCCTAATTGGGTTTCCACTTCCACTGTATACGATTCGGCAGGAACATCGGCTGACCAATTTAAACTAATAGGTATCTCCAGAGACCCAGACAACCAAGATGCTAGCTCAAATGGCTGTATATGGCGTGTACAAATATACGAACATATATTAGGTAACATTTGCGCAGCCGGCATTTAAGGAGTATAAATTATGGCTATATCACGTAATCAACTAGTTAAAGAACTAGAGCCAGGTTTAAACGCATTGTTTGGCCTGGAATACAAACAGTATGAAAATCAGTCCGCTGAGATTTATACTACTGAGTCATCTGACAGAGCTTTCGAAGAGGAAGTTATGTTGTCAGGTTTCGCTTCAGCTCAAGTAAAACCGGAAGGTAACGGCGTATCGTATGATAATGCTCAAGAAACTTTCACAGCTAGATACACTAACGAGACAATTGCTCTCGCTTTTGCTATCACTGAGGAAGCAATTGAGGATAACTTATATGATAGACTGGCTTCTAGATATACTAAAGCTTTAGCAAGATCTATGGCTCAAACTAAACAAGTTAAGGCAGCGTCCCCATTAAACAATGGACAAACTGGTGGATCTTTTTCATCAGGCGACGGTGTAACTTTACTTAACGCGTCACACCCTACGATTGCTGGAACGTTCTCGAACCAGTTATCGACTGCAGCTGACTTAAACGAAACTTCATTGGAGCAAGCATTAATTGATATTGCTGCGCTTACTGATGAAAGAGGTTTAAAAATCGCTGCTAAAGGTATGAAGATGATCATCCCATCTGCGCTACAATTCACAGCTGAAAGACTTATGGCTTCTGCTGGTAGAGTTGGAACTGCTGATAATGATATCAACGCAATCAAATCTATGGGGATGATTCCTCAAGGATACTCTGTTAACAATTTCTTAACAGACACTGATGCTTGGTTCATTAAAACAGATGTGCCAAATGGTATGAAACATTTCGAAAGAACTCCTCTATCTACTAAGATGGAAGGTGATTTCGATACTGGCAACGTTAGATACAAAGCTAGAGAAAGATACGTTTTCGGCGTGTCTGACCCTAGAGGTATCTTCGGAACAGCTGGAGCGTAATACTTAACAAACTTTTTGTGGCGGGACATCGTTCCGCCACAATTACAATTTTAAGAAAGAATGGAACTTTTAAGAAAGAATGAAAAAGGGTTAATTTGATTATAGATAGAGAGAAATTTCAAAAACAATTTTATTCCGTTCAAAGATTAGGTCTGGGCTTAGTTGGTGGTGGAGGACCTTTTAATTTTGATATTCATAAAGCATATGACTTTTGTACAGTTATAGATCATAATAATATAGATGTAATTGTTGAGACAGGTTGTAATGCTGGTGATACTACAGAATTTTTAGCAATTAGATATCCTAATAAAAAAATTATCACATGTGATATAGAATATTCCTATGTCAACCTAGCAAAAATGAGATTACAAAAATATAAAAATGTAGATGTTCATGAAGTATCGAGTGAATATTTAATTAAACAAGTAAATCATGAATCTAATATTATTTTTTATCTTGATGCGCATTGGGGTAATTACCATCCATTAAAAGATGAATTGAGTAATATAGATAAAGGATATGTTATGGTAGATGATTTTGATATTGGTTGTGCAAATTTTGGATTTGACACATATGGAAGTAAAATAGATATAGATTTAGTAAAAAATTATACCAATGAAGCCTATATAAATAATCCTGCTTTTAAATACCCTATATTTTGTCATCAACTTGGTAGAAAAGCTGGTAGATGCTTTTTTCAAAAACAGCAAAATTCAAAAGTTTTTGAATTGGACAATTTTAAAAAAATATTTTAACAATCGACACACTTCCGCCACAATCATTAAATAGAAGGGAAAAATGCGACAATTCCTAGTAAATATTTGGGCTTATGATCATCACGCTAAATTTAAAATTTTAGCTGAGGATAATGCTGAATCTATTGAAAATTCAATCCTTGACAAAATTGGAGAAAAGAGTATAAACTGGGAATCGACGGGAATGTTTAGAGACATGCCCCGTAGAATAACATACGAGGAGTTGGTTGATGATACTAGACCTGTACAAACAAAAACGATCCTTGGAGTTGAAGTGGCAGTTGGAGTATGAGCAAAGTGGTAAATATACTCTTAATATGGTCGAAATTGATAATGCTATTAAAAGCATTATTACTGAGATCAAAGCCGAGGAATCAAAGATTGCAGATAGAGAAAATGCAATCATTAATGCTGCCCCACAAGTTTCTGTAGCTACTTAAACAAAAGCTACATCGTTGGAAAATTCTTATCCACATTACATGCCCTCTTGCGCTCTACTTAAAACTGTTGTATAAAAATCACACTATACAATTAATTAATTGGATATCGACGAGTATAGTCGACGGCCTAGAGACGATATCCATGTAATCTAGGAGGATTATAAAATGGCAACAACAACGTTTAACGGTCCGGTTAGATCCGAAAAAGGATTTCAACAGGTCAATAAAAATACTACAACAGGAGCATATACTGCAAGAACTCTGGGAATGAAACCAGATCTTACAAGTCTAACTGCTACTGCGGTGGCAACGTCAGGTACATTAACTTACACAGCTAATGTAATTACGATTAATAACTACACAGGGGCTGCTGCTCAAGCGGTAACATTACCGGCTGCGACAGCAGGAGTTGTGGTAGTACATTTTCAATCAGTGGATGTAGCTCACGCATCAGTGGCTGCACTTAGCTTTGATTGTGCAGGAAGTGATGTTTTTAGAACTGGTTCAAAAGTTGAAACTACTTCTGGTGCTGTAGCATCTATTGATACGTCTATAGCAGATGAAACAAAACTAACCTATACACCTGTCAATGCAGCGACTAATATAGTAACAATTGGTTGTTATGTATATTTCACATGCTTTGAAGACGGTATTTGGAATGTGGCTACCGACTTAGCTAAATATACAACAGCTACTGCGGGAACTTTCTTGTTCAGTAGTTAATAGATAATTTTAAAGTGCTCCTCCGGGAGCACTTTACTAAGGAGAAAATTATGGGTACACAATTATCTGATGTTAAAGCTTCTATTGAATTAACATCTACGGGTGAATTACAAGGAAGCATAGGTGGTTCTTCTGTAGATTTAGGACCATGTAGAATTATAAGTATTAATGCACACTTAACGGGAGCAGATGGGGAAATAACTATTCACGACAATACTTCTGCTGCAGGCGTTATTAAAATTCATCTTAAAGGTGGAAGTACGAGTAATGATACTTTAAATTTTAATTTTGGTGGTAACGGAGTTAAGTTTGATACTGCACCTTACGTAACATTATCAGCTATAGATTCATTTACAGCCTATTACGCGTAAGGAGTTTAAATGGCTAATACCACTTCAGGCTCTTATGTTTTCGATAAGAACCTAGGCATAGACGAAATTATAGAAGATGCATACGAACGTATTGGGATGCAAGGCACGGCTGGACACCAGCTTAAGACTGCTAGAAGATCATTAAACATTTTATTTTCTGAATGGGGTAATAGAGGACTTCAATTTTGGGAAGTAAAAAATCAAAATATTGCATTAGTAGAGGACCAAGCTGTCTATACTTTTTATAGATCACCAGCTGATGGTACGTCTAGTGGAATTTCAACTACATTATCGGCAGGAATAAATGCAAGTGTTGCTACAATTGGAGTAGCTTCAGTTACAGGTATGCCGACAACAGGTGGTATAATTACAATTGGAACAGAACAAATTACTTACGCAGCAATCTCTAGTCTAAATTTAACAGGTTGTGTAAGAGGTGTTAATGGAAGCACGGCCGCTACTCATAGTACAGATGATGCGGTTTTACAATTTCCAAATGGAATGACAGATATTCAAGAAGCAGATTATAGAGTAAAATCGACTTCTGTTGATACTCCAATGACAAAAATTAGTAGATCACAGTATCAAGGATTTTCAAATAAAACTGCTACAGGTTTACCTACTCAATATTGGGTGCAGAGATTCGTAGATAAAGTTACAATGACTTTATATTTAACTCCAGGCGCAGCTCAAGATGGAAACTATATTAATTTTTATTATACAAAAAGAATAGATGATGTTGGTGCTTATACAAATGCAACCGACGTTCCTTACAGATTTGTACCTTGTATGATTGCAGGTCTAGCATTTTATTTAGCAGTTAAATATGCGCCACAAAGAGTACAAGAATTAAAACTTTTATATGAGGATGAACTATTAAGAGCAGAGGATGAAGATGGTTCTTCTAATTCTACTTATATTTCTCCTAAAATATATTATCCGGGGATTAGTTAATGACTACTTTTTCACAAGGTAAATTTGCTTTATCAATATCTGATAGGTCAGGTATGGCATTTCCATATAATGAAATGGTTAGAGAATGGACAGGTGCATGGGTTCATCGTTCTGAATATGAACCTAAATCTCCACAACTAGATCCAAAACCTACAAGTGCTGATCCCCAAGCTTTACAAAGAGCAAGACCAGCGAGAACAGAATTTGGAACACAAGATTTTTTACCATTTAATCCTTTTACTACTGCCGGAACCACAACTTTAACAGTTTCGTTTCCTGAAGGATCATTACAGGTAAATGATGTTTTAAGATTTACTGCAGTTAAAGAAGCTGTCGCTGGAGTAACAGTTGATGAGTTTCAATTACAGACAACTTTAAATGGGGATATTACAAGTAGTGCGACTACAATAACATTAACTGATGGATCTAATTTTCCAACTTCTGGATTTATTATGATTATAAAACTTTTAACTTCATCAGATACAACCGACCCTTTAAAAGTTGGTACATATCAAAATGAAGTTATTCAATATACTGGAAGATCATCTAATGATTTAACAGGGTGTACTCGAGGTACATCTTCTATCTACAGAGGATATACGCCGCCGTCTACAACTGCCGGTTCTCATGATTCCGGAGCCACGGTCTACGGGTCATTTAAAGTTGCTTCTTTAGTAGGAACAAGTTATGTTAACGATGCTAACACAACGGTAACAGATTATAATAGTTTTACATTAACATTACCTAGTGCTGCAACAGGCACTGCAACAGGAGGAGGATTTAATTGTGTTATTAGTCCTCTTAACATAGAGAGTTTATAATGTCAGGAGTTAAAAAATACGATTATAGTACATTAACTACAGCGATAAGAGATTATACTGAAGTCGGTTCTGATGTCTTTACACAGACAATTATTGATGGATTTATAATGGCTGCCGAGTTTAGAATTTATCAAGAACTTCCTATGGACTCTGACAGATTTGTTCAAGAAGGTACATTAGCTGCAAACGATAATACTATTAATGCACCTGCGGGATGTCTTTTTATAAGAGGATTTGAAGTCTTTGAATCTACAGCTAATACTGAAGGCAATGGAAAATGGTTAGAGAAAAAAGACCAAACTTATTTATCAGAATTTGTAGATAGAAAATATGGTCCTGAAGGAACTATTCAATCTCCTACAGATACTACTAATTCTGTAACAGGATTTCCTAAATATTACGCTATGTTTGGAGGTGCTGACAATACTACAGATACTTCGTCTGGAGGTATGTATATAGCTCCTACACCTGACGCTAATTACAAATTTAGGGTCTATTATAACAAAATGCCTAATGGTCTTGGATCTGCGACTGGTTATAATAACAATACTTATTTAAGTACTTATTTCCCACAAGGGCTACTATATGCCTGCCTAGTGGAAGCTTATGGATTTTTAAAAGGTCCGATTGAGATGTTGACATTGTACGAACAAAAGTATAAAAATGCTATACAACAGTTCGCAGGAATGCAACTTGGAAGACGAAGACGAGACGATTATACTGACGGAACAGTTAGAATAAAAGTTAACTCACCGTCTCCATAATAAGGAGAAAATTTTATGGCTAACACATCAGCAATTTGCAATAGTTTTAAAACTGAAGTTTTAAAAGCAGTTCACAATTTTACTGCTTCAACAGGTAATACTTTTAAAATAGCTTTATTTACAAGTTCAGCAACATTAGGAGCAGGTACAACTGCTTATGCTGCAACAGGTATGAATGAAATGAGTGGAACAGGTTATACTGCTGGCGGAAAAGCTTTAACAAGTGTTACACCAGCTTTAGACTCAACAACAGCTTGTTGTGACTTTGATGATATATCATGGACTTCTTCAACTTTTACAGCTAATGCATGTTTAATCTATAATGATTCAGCTTCTGGTGATCCAGCAGCTTGTGCGGTAGCATTCGGAGGAGACAAAACTGTTTCTTCTGGAACTTTCACAATTCAATTTCCAGCAGCAGCAGCTACTACAGCTATAATTCGTATAGCCTAAGGAGTAAATCCTTATGGCCGACTTAACCGTCATACCAGCAGGCCAACAGGCCATTGCTAATCCAACTACATGGGGAACCTCTTCTCAATATGGCCAAGGTTATTGGAATACAGGTGGAGATATTTTAGATGTAGTTGCATTTAATGAACTAGGTTGGGGATCAGATACCTGGGGAACAGAAGACTGGGGAGAAAGTGGTTTTACTTTAACGCTTTCTGGACTTTCTGTTACTGCGTCAGTAGGAGACGCTACAGTTGTAAGATATCCTGGTTGGGGTACTTTAGACTGGGGCGAAAATGGTTGGGGTGATGTTTTAGAAGCAACTGAAGTTCCAACAGGTCAAGAAGCAACAGCTTCTGTCGGAGCAATTACACCTGCAGATGTAGTAGGGTTAACAGGTGTTTCAGCAACAGCTTCATGCCCGACTCAATTAGATATTCCCGAACAAATTTCAGGTTTGGGAGCAACTAGTTCCGTAGGATCAATTACACCAACAGAAATGGCTGTTGGATTAACAGGTCAATCTGCAACAGCTTCGGTAGGTGCTATTGCACCAGCTGATGTAATGGGCTTAACAGGGGTTTCTGCAACTGCAGGTGTTGGTGATCTTACTATAACTCAAACAGTACTAGTTAATTTAACAGCACCAGCAACTTTAACATCTTCAGTAGGCGCTGTTATAACTGAAGTTGCCTATACTTTATCTGGACAATCAATGACTTCAGCTGTAGGATCGATTAGTCCTGCGGATGTTATGGGATTGACTGGAATAGAAGCCGTTTCTGCTGTTGGAAATGTCGCCCCATTAGGATATGCAAATGTTGATATTGATGGCAATACAAGTTATAATGATGTTGACGTAACTGGAAATACATCGTATACAGATGTAACACACGCGGCTTAGGAGAGAAAAATTATGGCATCAACATACACAGATCTCGGTATAGAATTAATGGTAACCGGCGAAAATGCTGGTACTTGGGGAACAAAAACAAATACTAATTTATCTTTATTTGAACAGTTAACAGGTGGTTTTAACTCACAAGCTGTAACTGATTCAGGAACACCAACAGCTTTAACAATCGTTGATGGAAATACTACTGGAACAGCTCAACACCAAATGATTGAACTTACGGGTTCAATTACTGGAGCTAGAGTTGTAACAATTCCGTTAGATGTAGAAAAAATGTATTATGTAAGAAATTCAACATCAGGTGCTTACACTGTACAATTTAAATATGTATCTGGTTCAGGGGATTCATTTACTTTTACAGCAACAAATAAAGGCGATGCAATTTTATTTGCTACAGCAAATGATGGAACTAATCCAGATATATACACTTTACCTGCTGGAGATGTAACATTAGCTGGAACACAAACTTTAACAAACAAAACTTTAACAGCACCTAAAATTGGTACATCCATTTTAGATACTAGTGGAAATGAATTATTTCTGTTGACAGCAACAGGATCAGCTATTAATCAGCTTACTTATGCCAATGCTGCTGCGGGAAATAACCCCAGTTTTACGGCTTCTGGAGGAGACACTAATATAGGAATTAATTTAGTACCTAAAGGCTCAGGAGCTGTACAGTATAATGGAAGTGAAATATCAACGGTAGGAAAAGCTATTGCAATGTCAATGGTTTTCGGGTAAAAAACAAAAAGGAATTAAAATATGGCAAATCCAAATATAGTAAGTGTAACAAGTATCTACGGGGGTAACGCTGGTTGGAATTTATCTAACACGTTAACTGCAACTTTGTTAACTGTAGATGCAGAAAAATTATTAAAAATTAACAGAATTGTTTGTGCCAATGTTGATGGTTCAAGTGCAGCTGATTTAAATCTATACGTTGATGGTATGGGTTCAGGTGCAAGTGGAGTTACAACAACTGGTGCAGATGCAACAGTTTATTTAGCAAAGACTGTTTCAGTTCCTGCGGATTCATCATTAGTAGTATCTGATACACCTATCTACTTAATGGAAGGTGATATATTAAAAGGTGGGGCTAGTGCTGCATCTGATCTGGACTTATTCATTTCATATGAAGTATTAGACGACGCGTAGGAGGTAAATAAGGTCTATGCCTATTATATACCCAACTAACCTCAACAAAGTTAACTCTAATGGCGGCATTGTAGGGCCCACACTCACTACAACTGGTTCTAGTGTTACTGGCGGAGATAAAGCTGTTGATGACTTATATGCTTTTTTCACAAGTTTAGTATCTGTAGGTAGCGCAACTGGTGTTTTCACTTTAAGAGATCAAATGGCTAGACTAGTAGATAGTGAATGGCCAAACCCAGAAGCACTTTCCGATGCAGTGGCTACTTCAGGAGGAACCAATAGTGTTAATTCTGTAAGTATGGGATCTTATGACTATACTTTTTATGCTTCTTCTCAAACCGTTTCATCTTTTAGTAATGGTGATTGGTTTACTACCACTGCGGATAGTAGATCGGGCATGGTATATGTTAATGGTGATTTAACTATTGATTCAGGACAAACTTTTACTCCAGCAAATAGAAAACTTTTTACTGCTATTTTTGTTAATGGCGATTTAGTTATTAATGGAGTTCTTGGCATGGATAACAGAGGATCAGATCACGGGGGTGTTCCCGTGAGTGCTGGTGCTTTAAAATTAATTTCCCCAGGTACTTATAGTTCAGTTTCGGATCCAGAAATCCCTGCTGCAGGTGGTGCAGGTGCACCCGGTGGTTCTGTCGCTCAAAGAGGCGGAACAGCAGGAAGTGCGGGCTCAGCTGGTGGTTCTGGCGGAGGCGGCGGAGGCGGTCGTTACCCCGGCCCTGGTACAGTAGGAGCGGGACAACCTGGAACATCTTTTAGTGGAGGACCTGGCGGAGGCTCAGCTCAAGACGGAGGTTCCGGAGGAACTGGTCAAGCTGATGGTGGAACTGGTGGCCCTGGCGGTGGAAGAAATGGCGGAGGCGCTGGAAATCCAGGAGGCCCAGGTTCAAATGTCGGGGAAGATGGAACTGGAGGAACTTTATTAATTTATGTAACTGGAGATATTAGTGGTAGTGGTACAATAACAGCAATAGGTCCTGACAATCAACCTAGTAGAAATGGTGGGATGATGGGAGGAGCTAGTTCTGGTGGAGGCTCTATTACAATTTTTGCAGGAACAGATAATTTTACTGGTAGTGGTACTTTAACCGCTGCGGGTGGAATTGGTGGTGTTCAAGGTGGTAATGGTCCTGGAGGAGCAGGGACTGCGAGAATATTAAGTATAACAGCGAGTTAATATTTATGGCCGTCGATAAATCAAAATTATATTATTTTTATGCACCAGCTGATGGGTATTATAATCTTCATTCTAATATTCCAGCTGACGTTGTAGCACAAGAAGTTACTCATGTGCCTGCATCAGAAGCAGAAAGAGATTCTAAACTTGCCGAACTCGGAGTTAATGGTGTTCCTGGATACCCTTCAGTATATTTTTGGAGACCAGAACATAGAGAAACTACTGAGTCTAGAACCTATGAGTTTCCGGAGGTATGGTATGCTTACGGTGTTTATACTTTGGAAAATAAAGATGTTACATGGACAACAGTTAAAGCGAGCATTCAAACTATACTAGATTCTGATACACCAATTTAATTCTATTTAGTTGATTTAGATCAATTAAAGATATATATAGAAAGGTATAAAGCATTAAGTTATGAGATTCCGAAGTTATTATCATTATTTTAATTCTGCCATTCCTTCAAAAATTTGTGATGATATTATTAAAACTGCAGAGGAAAATAAAAAAGAGAAAGCATTTATAGACAATAAGAAAAAAAATTTTGATGAGTTAAATGAAGAAGAGAAGAATAATTTAAAAGGTTTTAGAGATTCCACTATTGTTTGGTTAGATAAAAAATGGATTTACAACGAAATAATTCCCTATATTAACAGCGCTAACCAAGCCGCAGGATGGAATTTTCAATGGGACTGGGCTGAGGTAGCTCAGTTTACTATCTATAAACCAGGTGAATATTATAATTGGCATTATGATTGTTTTCCTGAACCCTATAAAAACACTGATCGTAATAAAAAATATGCTGGAAAAATTAGAAAATTATCAGTAACCGTTCTCTTGTCAAAGCCAGAAGATTACGTAGGGGGTGAATTGGAATTTGATTATGGGGAGAAACAAATGTCCATATCAAAAAATAAAAAAGAAATGAAGGGTTATGTAGACGCTTGTAGGACGGCAAATAAAGGGAGTGTCATAGTCTTCCCTAGTTATATATATCATAGAGTAAAACCTATAATTAAAGGAACCAGATATAGTTTGGTAATTTGGTGTTTGGGATGGCCTTTCCATTAGCAACTTACTATATAAAAGACTCACCTTTAATCGAGAGATTAAAAGATGAGATTATAAAAGGAATAGGTTTGAATGATTCACGAAGTTATAGTACTAATGTTTATGGTCAAATGACTTCCTATAACTATTTTCTAAAAGAAGGAAGAGATTTATTTAATCAAGCTACTAAAATGTTGCCTAAAATAAAATATGTAGATGCATGGGGTAACCTATATTCAAAAGGAGATTTTTGTAGAAAACATTTCCACGGAGATGAAGATGTAAATATAAGTGGGGTTATATATTTAGATGACACTTTACCTGGCACTTATTTTAATAAAAAAGATATAGAAATAAAACCAGAACCAGGAAAAATAATTTTATTTTCTTCAAGAGATGAGCATGAAGTTAGATATATGGAAGAAGATAAAGAAAGATACACTATAAGTTTTAATGGGGTTAAAAAATAATGAATGTTGAAATATATAAAAACCTATTACCTACAGAAGTAAATAAGCGAATACTATCTATCCTAGTTAATCATCATTGGCATCTGGGTGTTGATAACGATGTAAACCTAAGATTAGCGGATGCTTTAGTAAATAGAACTAAGGGGTTTTCCGTTCAAACTTATCAAAAAGGACGGGTACAAGTTGACTCTATTTTAAATCCTTATGGATATGTAATTTTTGATATACTTACTTCTAAGTTAAATTTTAAAACCAAGTTAGATAGATTGTATTGGAATATGTATTTCCCTGGTCAAGGGACAGACAAACATGTCGACAGTGATTTTGATAATAGTTATAGTGCGCTTTATAATTTAAATACTACTGATGGGGGTATCCTTATTGGTGATCAATTTTATAAAGATGAGGAATCTGAACTTAAAATATTTAAAAGTAAAATTATTCACCAAGGAATAGGGCCTACACAAGATGTAGTAAGGTTTAATTTAAACATAACATTTTTAAAAGATGAGCTTTAAAGACAAAAAATATAAAATATTACAAGGAGCTATACCGCGAGACATAGCCGACTTTGTTTATAACTATTTTTTACTTAAGAGAAAAGTTGATCAGAAGCTTTTCGCAGATGAAATGATTTCTAAATACACTCCTTGTTTTGGAACGTGGCAGGATCCACAAGTTCCTAATACTTATTCCTGTTATGCTGATGTAGTAATGGAAACATTATTACAAAGAGTAAAACCTATCATGGAAGAACATACTGATTTAAAGTTATTAGAAACTTATTCTTATGCACGACTTTATAAAAAAGGAGATGTTCTTGCTCGACATAAAGATAGGATCTCTTGTGAAATATCCACTACCTTAAATCTAGGTGGAGATGAATGGCCAATCTATTTAGACCCCACCGGGAAAACAGCAACTGATCCGGCCACAGTTGCTATTGAAGCTGGCATTAAAGTAATACTAAAACCGGGAGACATGTTAATATATGCGGGATGTGACCTAGAACATTGGCGAGAAGAATTTAAGGGAGAAAATTGTGGACAAGTTTTTTTACACTATAATATTGATAATGAACTTAACAGAGCCAATATATATGATGGTAGACCTTTTGTAGGACTTCCATCAGAATATAACACGAGAAAGAAATAAAGTGAGTTATAAAATTGTAGATAATTTTTTAGACCCTAAAGACCATACTATTTTAAAAGACATAGTAAGTGCTGATACTTTTCCATGGTTTTATAATAAGTATAAGGTGGATGAAGATACCGACTTATTTAATTTTCAATTTATACATCTTTTTTTTACAGACTATATAATTAATTCTAATTATTTTGAATGTCTAAAACCTCTTTTAACAATAATAGATCCGATTTCTTTAGTAAGAGTAAAAGCTAATTTAACTACTGTAACCCATAAACAGGTGTCCTATAAAGAACATGCCGACCAACCTTTTAAATGTAAGGCAGCAATTTATTATATTAACACCAATAATGGTTATACTTTAATAGGAGATAAAAGAATAGAATCGCAACAGAATAGAATGGTATTTTTTGATGCTGACACAAAACACGGCAGCGCGAGTGCGACTGATTGTAAAAATCGAATGGTTATAAATTTTAATTATTTTTAAATATGAAGTTAACTTATAAAGTTGTGGATAATTTTTTAGATTTTAATGATTATTTAAAGATATTTTCAAAAATGAATTCTGAAACTTTTCCCTGGCATCATATTCAAAAAGGGGTGTCAAATACTGGAGTGGAGGATGGGTCTTATTTTGTTCATAAATTTGTATGGAACTTAGAACAAAGTCCCTATTTACATCTATTAGAACCTTTACTCCGTAAAGTGGATCCTAAGGCTTTAAAAAGAGTTAAAGGAAATTTATACCCCAGAACCGAAAAGCTTTTTTATCATGGGGTACATACCGATTTTGAATATGAGCATAAAGCGATGATTTATTTTTTAAATACAAATGATGGCTATACTGTTTTAAAAAAAGAAGGGGTTAAAATTAATTCCGTTCAAAACAGAGCCTTGTTTTTTAATCCTCTAGACGAACATCAAAGTACGACCTGCACTGATTTACAGTGCAGAATGAATATAAATATGAACTATTTTTAAACATTGAAATCCCTTACAATCTGATATAACACCTACTAAACAGGTTTTTATATGCTACAAAAATTAGGTTTCTTACCCGGATTCAATAAACAAGTCACAGAAACTGGAGCCGAAGGGCAATGGTTTGATGGTGATAATGTAAGATTTAGGTACGGTACACCTGAAAAAATAGGTGGTTGGCAACAGTTAGGACAAGATAAATTAACAGGTGCCGCTAGAGCCCTTCATCATTGGGATGATAATGCTGGTATTAAATATGCAGCTATAGGCACTAACCGAATTCTTTACATTTATTCAGGTGGAACCTATTATGATATTCACCCAATTAGAGAAACCATAACAGGATGTGATTTTACAAGTACCGCTTCATCCAAGACAGTTACTGTTACTACGCCTAGTTCACATGGTTTAGTAGACAATGATATTGTTAAGTTCGACGCTGTAAGTAGTATACCCGGATCATCAAATTATAGTGATGCGACGTTTGAAGATGAAAAATTTATGGTAGCTTCTGCACCAACTTCTACTACATTTACAATTACACTGGGCACAGCTGAAGGTGGCAGTCCTATGACTAATGCTGGGGATGCCTCAGTTTTATGTTATTATCATGTAGGACCTTCTCAACAATTAGGTGGCTATGGTTGGGGTACAGCTAACTTTGGCGGAACTGCCTCTGGTCCAGCGACCACTACATTGGCTGCCAATATTTCAAACACAAGCACAACATCAATTACTCTTGCCAACACAACTGCTTTTCCTACTTCAGGAGAAATTAGAGTAGGAACAGAGGATATTTCTTTTACTGCTAACGATACAAGTACCGGAGTTTTAAGTGGAGGGGCTCGAGGAGTAAACGGAACCACAGCACAAGACAGTTCTTCTTCACCATCTACTCACAGTTCCGGGGATGATGTAACTAATATTTCAGACTATGTAGCATGGGGTGACCCATCTTCTGCTGACTTTACAATTGATCCAGGATTATGGATACTAGATAACTATGGAACAAAATTAATTGCACTTATTTATAATGGAAAATGCTTTGAATGGGATGCAGCTGGAGCAGGAGCTACATCTACCCGAGCCACAGTTATTGCTAATGCCCCGACTGCCTCACGGCATGTTTTAGTATCGACTCCCGATAGACACTTAGTTTTCTTTGGAACAGAAACAACCATTGGTACAACTAGTACACAGGACGATATGTATATTAGATTCTCTTCTCAAGAAAGTATTGATGCATCTGATTCTTATACCGTTAAAGCAAACAATACCGCAGGTACACAAAGGCTTGCAGATGGCTCTAGGATTATGGGGGCTATTAAAGGTAGGGATGCAATTTATGTATGGACAGATACTGCATTGTTTCTAATGAAATTCGTTGGTCAACCTTTTACCTTCTCGTTTGAGCAGGTAGGTACTAACTGTGGATTGTTAGGAAAGAACGCTAACGTTGAGGTAGATGGTACAGCTTACTGGATGTCTGAAAATGGTTTCTTTATGTACGATGGTCAATTAAAATCATTACCGTGTTTAGTAGAAGATGCTGTTTATGATGACCTTAACTCTACTGCAAAAGATCTAGTTAATGCAGGTTTAAATAACTTATTTGGTGAAGTAAGTTGGTTTTATTGTCAAGATGGGTCTGATGTTATTGATAGAGTGGTAACATATAACTATCTAGACTCTACTATTAAACGTCCTATATGGACAACGGGAACTTTAGCCCGAACAGCTTGGGCTGATTCATCCGTATTTCCTAAACCGCATGCAACTTATTATGGTGAAAGCGATGACGCTTCTTTCGATGTTACTGGTAATACAGATGGAAGTACTATATATTATGCCCAGGAAACAGGGACCGATCAAATTGTAGCTGGAGGAACAGTGACAGCAGTTTTAGGATCTATTACATCGGGTGATTTTGATATTACTCAGAAGAAAAGTACTACAGGAAGCACTGTAGGTATGCCTGACCTTAGAGGAGACGGAGAATATATAATGAGGATTAGTAGGTTTATACCAGATTTTATTTCACAATCAGGGAACACACAAGTTAGTTTTGTAACTAAAAACTACCCCAACAGTTCTGGAACTACTACAAACTACAGTGTTGATTCAACTACAACTAAAAAAGACACAAGATTAAGAGCAAGATCAATTGCTTTAAAAGTAGCTAACACTACTCACAGTGAAGATTGGAAACTTGGTACATTTAGATTAGATATACAACCAGGAGGAAGAAGATAATGGCTACCTTTTATACAGGAGTTGATAAAGAGAGATATGATTTAGGTGAAAAGTTTTTGCCTATGGATCAATTTCTTTTAAACTACACAGCACCTACTCCTGAGGAACCGGGAGGAATTCCTAATGCTGGTGTACCTCAGCCTTACAAAGGGTATCCGAGTTATGACGCATGGTTGGCGGCCCAACGTGGTGAAGGCGCCGGAGGCGGAGGAGGCCACGCAACTGACTATGGTAATTTACAACCAACTTGGACAACTTTACCCGGTGATCCTAAAAATTATAGATTATCACAATTAGAAAGAACATCCGATTATTTTCCCCCTACAACTGGAATAGGTAAAGCTAAAAACTGGTTTCAAGAAAAATTCTTTCAACCAAAAATAAAAGGTACGTATGGGACTAGACAAAAGGCACAATATGACATGGGACAAAAGCTTCCATTTTTTTTAAGCAAGGTTGCGGGTATGCAAAGTGCATTTAATCCTGACTCTAAAAACTATAATCCAAACTGGGAAGATCAATTAAATTATTTAGAGATGGGAGACAAGATAGGTATAGACCAGGGGAGTGGGTTACGTAAATATACGGATGAAAGTGTTTTAGCAGGCCAGAATGTATTTTCTGGTTTTGGATCAAATGATTACGAAGAACAATTACAGAAAAAATTAGACTGGTATAAACAAAGAGAGTTAGCTGGTAAAAAATTTAGTATTAAAAATCGAAAAAAAGCTGAAGATGAAATGGAGGCTTGGAAGAATAAAAATAAGGATACTACCGACATTATAACCGACACAATAACTACTGATGATGGAACAATTGATGGTGGAAAAAATTCCACCGGAGATGAATGGGTAGATCACGGAGCTTATGGCGGAGGTGAAGGAGGAATTCACACTGGAGAAGGAACAGCTAGTCAAACAACTTCAACATCTAATCAAGATGGGGGATGGTCACCAGGATCTGGAAGTCAAGGCACTTCACAAGGTGGACACTGGGACTCTGGTAATCAAGATAAAGGTGGTGGCTATGACTTTGCTGATTATAATCAAGGTGGTAGAGTTTATTTAAATTTAGGAGGACTAGCAAGTATTCTAGGTAGAGAAGGTTTAGCACCTGGTGGACCGGCTGGTGGAGCATCTGCTGGTGGAGACTATGGTGGAAACGTTAACCCTGAACAAGAGTACGCTGGCAAAACATTTCAAGAAACATATGGCGGTGGTGATGGTGGTAGCGGTGAAGTACCCCCTACTTTTGTAGAGAATAAAGATGTAGTAGATGTTGATTGGTTAACTACGAAGCCAGAGCTAAACATAAACCTAGACCGTTCAAAGTATTTAGCGCAGCTTGATCTGATAAATTCAATTAAGAACCAAGAATTAGAAGGACAGATAGGAGCAACGATTGGTCCAGTAGATTTTTCTACAATGATCAACGAAGGTAATATTGGAAACACTAATATAAACTACGGTAACTGGTCAGCCGATATATCCCCTAACGCAGACATCAATCAAATAAGTTATAATAAAAATATTGGAGGGTGGGATTTTGGAGCTAACTATACTGGCGATGGGCAATACGGTATAAATTTATCTAAAACTTTTAAACACGGAGGACTAGCAAGTATTTTATAATGGCAAAGATTGTACAATCATTAACAAGAGCTAAAGAAGAATACAGCAGAGCTAACCTACAGTCGTTAGTAAGAGATCTCGACGGTGTGATAACAAAATTAAATTCTTCATTTCAGGATGAAGTTAAACAGGAGATAGAAGCAAAGAGTTTCTTTTTAGAATAGTGGCAGTAATAAACGAATATAAATTTTATGGTAAAACGGTAACGGCAGCTGAAAGTAATAATCTTTTAGAACCAGGAGAGAATGAAACTATCATTGTTAAATCTCTACATGTTACTAATAAATCAGGATCTAATACACCTACTATAACTATCACTAACAATGCTTTTGAGGTAATACATACTCAAACATTATCAACGTCCGCTAGTGTAGAAATACTAACAAATCCGATGATAGTAGAAGGGGGTAAAGTATTAGCTGCTACTACAGCAGGAACTGTAAGTGATGGGGTAGTTATTACCATCAGTTACTTGAATATTAAGAAGGAAAAAACAGACTAATGGAACTAAAAAACGCAGAAGTAGAAACAACTTACAGACATAAGCAAACTGGTGAGATTTTTAAGGAAAAATCAGAGTGGGAAGCCAAGGGTTATAAGCCTGAGGATATGGCACAAGACGTAGTAGTTAAGATGCCACCTCTTGATTTAATGAGTAAAACATAATAAGGTGAGCAATTAAGGTAAAATTATGGCAATTTCAAGAATGCAACAACCCCAACAAATACAACGTGGCTTAGGAAGCTTACAAGATCCAAGACAAAACTATGGATTAGGTAAACTAGTTAAGAAAGCTGTCCGTGGTGTTAAGAAAATTGTTAAAAGTCCTATAGGTAAGATGGCGCTAACTGCAGGATTAATGGGTGCTCCGTTCGGAGGAGGCTCTTGGTTTGGAGCAGGTTCCGGTTGGGGTAAATTAAGCGGATTGATGGGTGGCCTAAGTAAATCGAAAACAGGTGGCGGACTTTGGAACGCAATTAGAGGTGGTGCCGGTAAAGCATGGGGATGGGCTCAAAAGAATCCAGGTCAAGCTGGTTTTCTTGGTCTAGGTGCAGCAGCAACAGCACTACCATTTTTAATGGGTAAAGAAGATGAAGAAGAAGAGGTTCAAGAATCATGGACAGATGTCCCTTCAAGTATTGCTAACATAAGAAATCAAGCAAGAAATTATTACACAAATCCAGATGCAAGCACATTAGCTTTCATGCCTAATAAACAATTCGTAGATTCAAACTGGTATGCAGCTGATGG